GATAGTAGCAGCTCCATCTGATTTTAAAAAGAAGATACCATCTGTTACATCTAAAGGTGATGTATCAGTAAGCTGTAAGCCAGCAACAATGTCAGACTGTGTTGCATCATTAGATTTGAATCTAATATGAAACGCTAACTGTTTGCCACTTTCATATTTAAAGCCTTCTTTTACCAACTGAAAAAAGTCATGGTCATTATCTCCGGCAGCGTTTGTCACTAACAAAATGCCACCATCACCATCGGCTAAAGCCTCTGTTGCGGACCCTGTGCCGTCTTCGGTTGTAGTTATCGTCCAATCGGACGCTAAGTAAGTATCAAAATCGTTAAAGTACGAATGATACTTATGTGGTGCAGGTGCTTTTAATTTACCTAATGAACCATCCGAAGATACATTAGTAACACCCGAAGTAAAATGTGTAGTCATAATCAGCCTCCTATAAAATTAGCCATTGCTTACACCATGCAAGCAACAATCATTTCTACGTCTTTTATCATACTACTGGTGCAACTTCTCTGCAACACAGAAAGAGTTAAGTGTTTTCGTCAAACTTCTTAAAATGCACTCTTATAAAGTATTTTCTTGTTAATGAAACTAAAGTAAAAACTATGGTTTGAAAGACTGCTGTTAGTATGACACCAAAACCGATCCAACTACAAAATGAAATAACAGCTAAAGCTACTGGAAAAGCCATAACAAAACCAACACTTACATCTAACAGAGCTTCTTTGAAAGCTGCTTTATCTAATTTCGGTTTGTGCATTATACAAATATACATCTTTTTACATATTTTTACAAATAAACATAAAAAAAGGGCCCTAAGTGGGCCCTTTGTAATACTGAGTAATAAAGTGTATTACAACTTCAAATTATGCACCTTGAGATCCATAGATACCTCTCCAGTCGGAGAAGCCAAATGAATATCTTTCTCTTGCTTTGTATCTGATATTACCAGTTGAGAAGTCTGGCTCCATTGATGTCTCCATCGGAGATCTTTGGAACATTTTAAGACCTTCACCCATACTGTTTACAGATGTCAAAATAAAGAAAGCATCTGGATCAGATAGATAATGGTTCACAACGTAACCACCAGGTAATACACCTGTGTTTCTGATTGCGTTGAGATCGTTATCAGCTGTGCCAGATCTTTGTGCAGAGTTTAAAATTCTGTCAGCAACAAAAACTAACTGAGGTGGTATTACCAACTTGTCAGCCTGTACTGAAATAGTTAAACCCTTGTCATCTGTAAAGGTTGAAATATCAATTAATGCGTCTTCTAATGAAGCCTCATTTAAGTCAGCCATAGTTGAAGCTCTGTTTGCAGCTGTACCTCCACCTGCTAGTGGGTGTGAACTGTTAATAAGAGATACACCATCGCCTCCTGTGAAGCTAGATGAGAAAGCATTGTTTAAAACATCGGCACCTTTGACTTCTTTAGTGTTAGCCATAGATTTTGCTAATGCTTTAACATATCTTTTACCCAGACTGTCATACAAATTATCTTCAACTGCCTCTTCTGTAAGAGCGAAAGCTAATGCCACTGTGTCGTGGGTATATCTTGCGCTGAAACTTTCAGATGCGTTGTCAAAGCTAACTCCTTGACCTTCTGATTTTACTGGTGCGGAACCAAAACCGGTAACTAACACCTCTTCTTCAAATGCTCTATTTGAATCCTCAATGACGAAAATATCTTCATACTCTCTGTCATATTGGTCATAGGACATTCCGAAAAGTGCGTTTAGACCAGGTTCTAGCTCTTTCGCTAATTGTGCTCTTGAAATAGCCATTTATGTCCTCCTTATGCTAAACCAGCACCTTTTTGTCCCATGATGTGATTTTGAATCACACATAAAACATTGGTGTTTGACGATGCAACATCGTCGTTATCGGGATCCTGGGATATATCAATAGCTTTAAGTGGTAATGTAGCTGTAGTAGCTCCAGTAGTCACATCAAGCTCTAGGTTTGATCGCCCAGACTTCGTATCGCCAACAGGTGAACCATCAACAATGTCGAAATTACCAAACAGGTCTGCTACCGGGAAGGTATCATCTGCTTGTACTTCAAACACTACGTTTGGATCATCTATGACGCTTGCAATAATATCCGAAGCAGAAATACTGCCTGGATAATGATTTTGAAAAACTTGTTCGCCTGTGCTTGGGTCAGTATATTGCACACCGTTAAACACTCCTACAATTGGAACGGTTCCAGTTGCGGCATGTCTTCCTATTACACCAGCTGTCAATTGCGTAACAAGATCGCCTTGAAATATTGGAGTTGTTGCTCCACTTGCGATTCTGTAACGGCTTTGACCACCAGAATAAGGTGCTCCGCCCATCTCACGAACAGGTCTTAAACCAAATGCGGCATCTTTATTTGCCATAAGATTTTCTCCTAATCGTTAATTACTTTTTTCCAAAAGTAACATTTGACTTTCTATCGGAATCATACTTTACATATCTGCCATCTTTTTTAGATTCATTAAACATATTGTTATCTAAAGCATCTTTTTTCATAGCAGTTTGATCCTCGTAATAAGCGTTACGCTCTTCACGAGTTTCAATAGGTATTTTTGCCAATAGTAAGCCTTCACTATAAACTAAACCAGCATGTCTACCTGTATCAGCTGTAGGATAAGAAAATTCAGCAGGTAGATCAGTCCCTCTTACGAGTTCCCAACCCTCTCTGATTCTTCTTGCTACATTTGCTTTATCCTCTTGGCCCAACATGGATTCTCTTATCCAACGATATTCATATCCTTCTGGTGCCGGAGGAGTTTCAAGTTTTCTTACTGGCCTCCAAGGTTGTCTACGAGTTTGTTTAGCGTGGTTCTCGGATTCACGAGATTTTCTGGATTGTACTTCATTATTAGCTTCTGTCATTTTGCCTCCCTGTTAGCTATTTTTTGTTTTTCTTTAGCAACGGATTTCAACCAGGCGTCTTCCGACATGCCATGTGGTTTAATCCCACGGAGTGTTTCGACTTCACTTTTTGTGAAAGATACGCCGTTCTTTTTGCCTTGTGTTTTTTGCCGACTTCCTACGGAAGCTGAGGCGACTCTTTGCACAGCGGGTCTGCCCTCACTTTGTCCAGCATTATCGGATTTTAAATCCGGATAAACTTTATAAACTCTTGAATTTAACTCATCGTAATACTCATCAGAGTCTGGTTCAAAACCTTCTTGAACCAAGTTTACATGAGTAAAATATGCGTATTGTGTTGGTTCTGCATCTTGACCATACCATTGATTTTGTTTTTGCCAGTTCAACGCTTCTTGTGTAGGCTGCGGAGCTGGTGCTTGTTGTTGTGGTGCTTGTTCTTGATATGGCACATACTGAGATTGCTGAGAACTTTGTTCTTGTTTTTGTTTCGCGATCCTAATTTTTTCTTTTTGTATTGATACCTCACTTTTTAAGCTATCAGCTTTTGACATGAGATCTGCGTCACCAGCAGCATGAGCTCTTTTATAAAGATCGTTTGCCTCTCTTTCTTTAGACTCAACTGCCTCTTCTTCTTTTTGCAAAATAGTTTGTTGCGCTTGTAAAGCATGCTGATAATATTGATTAACCTCGTTATTTTTTTGTTGTAACGCTGCCTCTAATTTATCAGCTCTTTCTTTTTCTGCACGGTTGCGCGCATTTAATTTATTTATACGTTTAGAAACACTTTTCGTATAATTTTCTAACTCGTCGCTGTTGTTTTCACTTCCAGCAGACGCTTCGTTTTCAGTAACTTCTACCTCGATTTCATCAACCTCTGGTTGTTGAATATCTTTTACTTCGTTTTCTGTACTCATAAGCTCACTATATCGTCTGGATTGAGAATGGTGGCTATAACCTCATCATCATTGATGATTCTTACCTCCGCACCATCTTCAAGTTTAAATCTAGAGCCAGAGTAGCGCCCTATTAAAACCCATTGTTTTTCTTCACACCAGTGTTTATCACCGTATCTACCTTTGTCGTTATAGCATAATGGTCCTTTTTTAACCACATAAGCAACAATACTTGCTAAAGCCTCACGATCTTTCGTGTCTTTTGTTAATACTATACCACCTTTCGTTTTTGCTTTTCCTGCATATGGTAGGACTAACATTCTCCAGCCTGTCGGTTGTGGCATACGCTCCAGTATTGAAGCGTCTAATTTTTCTGGATCTAATACTATGTCTGAAGGATCAACGTATGCTTCTGCTATTTTTTTAGCAACAGCGCTATTTTCTACTGGTTCTGTATTCATAAATCTTTACCTATATCACTTATCTCGTTTGCAATATAGTATAAAGCAGAAAGCTCTCCTTGCAAATATTTATAATGTTCAA